TATAACTGTAGCACCTCCTACTCCATTGGTTCCATTAATTCCATTCCGCCCATCTCTTAAAATTATACCCAACGCAGCAAGAGAATTTACCGTGTCTCCGCCGATAGAAATTTGAGTTCCATCAGCAGCAGAAAATCTTGTTGCCCATGCAGGATGAGTAACGTCAGGAGCGGGAACCAGTGCAAGCAATGCAGCACGGGCAGAATTCCAATTGGAAAAGTATGGGAAGACATTTCCTGTAAAGGCTGAATCGATGTAAGCAATTCTTGGGAGAGTTGGCATGGTAACAGCAATCAACTGTTCTTGACTCACTGCTATCTTAATAAAATCAGTAAGCATTTTATTATTATCGACAACGGACATTATCTATTCCTTCCACTTTTCTAAATAATCTTCAACATTCCATTCAAGTATCAGCTTCATGTGAGATTTCACTTGTTCATGAACCGATAGAGTATATTGATGTTGCACTAAAAGATTATCAAGTTTATTCTCTGCATATATCTCTCTTGCGGTTTTAAACTTCAAGCCAAACCGAGCAACATTTCGAGAAAGCGTATAATCATCAATCAAGTGTTCTCTTGTGACACCTGCTTTAATTTCATTCGGAGTCGGATGAATATTGTTCAACGCCTGAACAAGTGGTATATCTAATGGACTCCACAAATCTAAACACCAATCAGACGCAACTGCGAACCAATTTCCCCAGCCGATATGCCTTCCATCGCGCAAGAACGGTTCATCCATTCTCCATCTACCATCGGCTTCATCGCGTCCGAAGCAACAAACTGTATCTTTCTTCAAATGACTTGTTAAATCCAAAAACTCAGGGTGAAGCAAAGCATCTGAGTCGATATAAATGTTAAAGTCGTTCTTATGTTCTTTTGCAAGATCGAATATTTGCAACTTTTCATAGGTAATCGGCATCTCAGGATATTTGCGCTCTGTGATTATATGAATATCTGCACCAATCTTATTTGCATAGCACCTAATAAACGGATAGGTTAATTTCGTTATTTCAGGAGCGTAATTATTGCCAATATTCAATAAATAAATCATTTTTTTCATATTATTGTTTTTTCAAGACTTCTCCTTGTAGAGTGAACGCGGGTACACCAAAGCACCCGCGCCCAAAGAAACTAAGCGATTGTTATAATCCCGCCTGCGGATTCTGCCGCTGTGATAGACTGCCCAAAGTTGCCTACAAAATGTAATGTAGTTGGAATAATCGCGCCAGTACCATTCGCCTTGAATGTTTTTGGTGTACCAGATACGTTTGTCGCGCAACCAAATACATTTCCGGATGCAATACCCACGCATCCGGTTGCATCAATGAACAATTTTACTTGTCCTGCACTCAAAGCTGGAAATTGCTGGAATACGTTGTTGCGAATCATAACACCGTTCATCCCAGAACCACCACCTTTAAGCCACAAATTCACATCAACATCAGCCGCTGCACCTGAGAAGATATTATCTTCAATGATAACATCCTGCGGAACGCTTGTTGATGTTCCAAGCAAGCAAACATCGCAGACGTTCTTATAGAAACGATTGCCTTTGATAAGCACTTGCCATGCACCGCCCTTTGCTGACCAGACAATTGCACCACCCGTGCGTCCATCACCAACGGTAGCTCCAGCACAATTTTTGAAATGACAATTTTCAATCGTTGTTCCACATGCCGACATTGTTGATCCGTCATCATCCAGAAGCACACCATTGTTGATTGGAGCACCCGCAGTTGAGTTGCCATTGAAACCAAGGTTTTTAATAAGGCAACCACCGGCACGAACCGTGAGCAATGATATACCAGTTGTAACCCCACCCGGTTTAATTTGAGGCAATCCCATTTGCGTCCGACCGCGCGAAACACCGATTAAACTCAAATTAGTTTTTGCGGCAACGATAGTTAAGCTCTCGGCATAACTCGTTGGGTCTGTTGCACCTGCTGTAATCGTCTTTGCAGCAATATAAACGGTATCACCAGCCGATGAGGCAGTGATTGCCGCTTGGATTGTTGCATAAGCATCGCCCCACGTTAAACCGAGGTTGTTATCAGAACCATTCGTACCATCAACAAAACGAGTCGTGCCAAACGGTGCGAGAAAATTTATCTCAGTCAACGATAACGCGTCGAGATAAGCATTTTTAGAAGATGAATTTTGCATTGTCCACCTCCTTATGCTAATGCGTAATAAAGACCAGCAGCATCCGTCTTTGTAACCGCTGCATCAAAGAAATGCTCATAGTCCCAAACTTGAGACTTGATTGAATTATCATACCACGATTCTACAACAGGACTGTTCATTCGTTCCCACGTATAACCGAAAGCGGGTTCAATTCCACCGCCAGTACCACGAATTACACAACCAGCATTCGAGGACTGAACCGCTGAATCCCAAAGGAACGCATTTGTCACATCTGCTTTTCCTTTTCCACCCTCGCCACCCTTGCCACCAGAAGCACTTGCAGCATAAGCAACAACAACTTCTTGAACTTCAAGCAATTGCGCTGTCAGTTGAGTCGTAACGTTTGCGGGACTTGCAGAACTCGATCCGAATTTAATCGTATCAAGAACGGCTTTATTCCTGCGCCATAACTGCCACGCTACGGGAGAGAACCATACAAGATTCGGGCGTGTGTCATTTTGCAACTGAACATCGAGGATAAGTTGCAGCATATCTTTCACTGCATCACCCGTTGAAGCCCATGCTTTTGATGCTCCGGAAGTTGCAAGACCGGAGAGATAACTTCCCGCTGTCGTTGCAAGAACTGCTTGATTCTTTTCACGTAACCGAGCAATCTTCGTTGTCACGGTATTCAATTTAGAATTGATTAGCATCTCGGGACTGCCAGCCCACTCGTTGCGTTCCCTGTTATCAATACCGACACCGAGAGCATACTCTGAAAGTGACATATCAATAGAACCGGACTGTGTAAGAATGCGCGCCACTTTTCCACCGATTGCACGTTTTAAATCAGTCGGAATAACAAAAGATTCTTTTCCCCACGCAGGGAACTTGCCACGTTCTTTTGCCATAGGAACAGGTGTAAAGATTTTATCACCGATAAAGTTTGTAGGTACCGGATAACCCTGCACGAACGATGTTGACACAGGATCAGCAATCCGCAAAATACCCAAAGCAGCATCTGAAGCGAATTCTTTAAGTTGAATTTGCTGTCTGCCTTCTGAATCATAACTCCGATCCCATACTTGATGAGTCGGAATCTTTTCTGTAAAATCCTTCGTTTCCACTTTACCAGTCGAAGGATTACGATACCATAGTTTCTCGTTCATTGTCGTTCTCCTTCTTAATGGTTCGAGCCATCCATAAGTTCAACTAAAACGGTTTCATTGACGATACCACCCGTTTGAGCTTTACCTACGATAGCGTTAGTTGAAGTTGCATCTACCACACCAGCACCGCTGACACCTGTTGTATCTTTCGTGGTGAAAGTGCTTAAAAGAACATTAACAAAGTTACCTTCAGTGACCGTGCCAGTTGCGAGAACCTTTACAATACTTCCGGTTCCATATGCAACAGTTCCATAGTCATTGACTGAAACATCTGTCTGTACAACACCTCCAGTGCATTTCTCGAAATTAGCGGGAACTGCACCGTTTGCATTGACAAACGTCCAAGCAACCAAGTTCGCAGCGGCGGTGACTTGCTTGGTATTAACAACATTTTTATTGCCGCCTACATAATTAGCCATTATTTGGCTCCTTTCGATTTAGTTTCATCCTCGAATTTGTATTTTTTGCTATCCATCGAATGTAAATACACAGCACGATTGACGGCATCTGCCTCAGACAATTCAGCAAATTCCTTATCAGTCTTGTGCAATTTTACATACGCAGCAGCTTGTTTAATGACAAGAGGACGTTTGTCATTATCCGGTATTGATTCATTCATATCTGTCGTTCCCAGTGGAACAACTGGAAGCGCATATTTTTCTTGAAATGACTTTAAAGCATCGACGTTCGTCTTTGAAAGCTCGAACATAATCGTTTCATCGCCCTTTTTTGTGATAACGCCTTTATCGTCTTTCACATCGTTGCGATTTGCCGGTGTCATTCTACCTTCTTTGATTGCAGTTTCACAGAAGGTTTTAATTTCTGTTTTTGTTGCTTCTTCAGCAGCAAGCAATTCCTTTGCTTTGTTATCAGCATCGCTCTTATCTTGCGCTTCCTTTGCCAGACGTTCCTTTTCTGCAAATTCTTTCAACTTCGTATCTTGCTCTGCAATCTTAGCTTGATACTCTTGTTCTTTCTTTGTGTCCACATCCGTTTCCTTTCGTTTATTGATAAATGATTGTGCCATTTCTACCAGCACCTGTTTAATTGATTTCTTCTCTGACATTTCCGCCTCTTTATGTTCTTCGATGTTTTCGAGTTTCTCGTTGAATGTCCAGTGCATATTCAGGCAATCATAAATTTCACTGGATAAATCTGAAGCTGCCAATTGACATCTTGACTTTTGAGTATCACCGTCAATATCTGAAGTCAGGGTATCTTGAATCTTGCTGATGAACGTTGCACAAGATTCTGTCAAGTCTTTGATTGTATCTTCCGTTCCCATTTCTTCGATTACATCTATTCCGGTTATCGCTGTATCGGTTTCTGCAAACTCAATTCCTAAACTTGGGAACTCTGCAAACGCGATTCCTTCAAGTCCTTTGACTGCCGGAGGTGTGCCACCTAAGAAAGCAAGGTGATGTAAATGCCACTTGCCTGGTGTTGGATTGTTCGGATCGTCCGGTTGGAAGAAAGCAGCCGAGACTTTCTTGTAAAATCCCTGTTGAATAAATTCCTTTAATTGATCTGAGAATTGAGAGACCACAAGCTTCAAATGATCACCAACTACTTTAGCAGCCCCTATCCATCCAAAAGCAGGAATTGAACTCTTGCCCTTGTAAGATGGATCCGATAGGTGTCCTATCAAGATAGGCGCTTCATAGTTTGCAGGATTATAAGTTGACGCTATCTCTGAAAGCTCTTTTGAGGCAAATATGCCCTGTGGATATGTTCCCTCTTTGAAAGCGTCAATAACAATCGCTTCAGCCATTTCCTTTTTAGATTTCGCCCACTTGCCGTTGATTTTTTCCCATCCGGCGTTCTCAGCCGCAGCAATGGCAATCTTTGAAGCCTTCCCTTTATTGCCTTTATATTTCTTCAAAGCAGAAGAATAAGCTGTTTCCATTATCTTATTCATTTCTTCGGGCGCATCTTTAAACTGTGGCATTGTCTTGCTCCAGATTATTATTTATAGGATTTCCGTTTTCGTCTACCTTTGTAGTTGCTTTATCATTATTCTTATCCAGTGGATTCAAAGGATTCAACTGCAACGGAGCTTTCTTTGTTATCGTATAATTAAACTTCTCAGACAATTCATTCGGATCAATATCAAATCCTGCATCACAAATGTTTTTCACTATCTCAGACTCTTTTTGTAAATCCTCGGGATCTTCCAAATCAGGCCTGAGTCTCGGATAACCATCAACATCGGCATAATTAAAATCCACTAACCATTTGATTGCCGTTGCATTCCAAGTTGCAGCAAGTCCCTCTGCCCTATAAATATCTCTTGAGCCTTGAGCATTCTGGTGGACTTCCCCTAACGCTCTTGTGCCCTTGCCTGTGGCTGAACTTGCATCTGCTGTCAAGGTTTGACCATTAACACACTTAGATATTTGTTCATCGCACATTCTTACAAATGTATTGTAAGCTTCAGCATTCGCTATTGCATTTTTAGCCTCTGCCCAGATAAGTGTAAAATTTGCCGGAAGCCTACCGTATGCACCGTTACGAATCATTTTAGCGATCTCTAAAGCCTCGCCTTTTAATGAATCATTAGCACCCGTTGGATGTTGAACGATAGGAATACTCGAAGCACCGACTTGCAAATGCTGCATCCAAAACTTGATAACTGTCTTTTTGAATAGCCACATCCAATAAAGACTTTGATCTAAAGCATCACCAAAAGGATTCTCCCATTGAGAAGAACACCGATGGACAATAAACTTCTTATCCGGTAATGGATTGCCGTAGTAAGGGTCTGTAAGGTTTCTGAGTCTCAGTGACCTATCGACTGCATCGAATTGGAATCTCCGTTGTGGACGGTTAATAATATCTTTAATGAATATTCCACCGTCTTCAATCACCCATATAATTTCAGAAACAGCAAATCCCATACCTAAAGCACCCATCAAATTGTAATTATGCTGAGGAATATAGCCAGAACGGTCTAATGCACGTTCAACAAAATCGGCTATTTCTTGATTTCTTAAAGATGCTTTCTTCTCTTTCTTGCCAACATAAGGATCAATCCCCCATTTCATTCCGGCTACGTTTAATTTGGCGGAACTGAGAACTGAATATATATGAGGGTCTCTTTCGACTTCGGCATATAAATCATAAAAGGCAAGTTCTTGATAGCTCTGATAACGTTGCACCCTATCTTGATTCATATAAATTGCAGGTGAACCTTGGACGTTGTAGCCCTGCCCTTGAATCACTCCTACGTATTGGCGGATGTAATCAGAAACTATAGAAGCGGTTTCGTTCTGCATCAATCCGATTAACTCTCCGTATTCCGGTAGTGTTTCGGTTCTCGTTGTTAATTGATTGCTTGCTGATCGTTTTTTCGCCATAGTCGTATAAATAAAAAAAGCGATTCTACAGCATCTCTGCCGTTTGAATCGCCTGAGTGTTTCAGTGCGCTATTTAGTGAATCAAAAGAACTATATTAAATTATACTCATAGTTAATATGTGTGCAAGTAATATTCATTAACTGTTTCTTTCCGAGCGCCGATGTGAACTAATGATTTTTCCATATTTAATCCTTTCAAATGTTTTGATTAGGAATCGTTGACTGCATTTCAATTAATTCTTTATGCGAAAACGGGATGATTGTCGGTTCAAATTGCACACACTTTCCTTCTGTAAATCCTAATAACAACTTTCCATATTCACCCGTTTGAATTTTACGGATATATTTAATCAATGTCCATTCAAAGTTTGAGAGCTTCGCGTCTATGGTGTAGTTAACTTCAGGCATTACCACGATTCCGATACTGTGATAGCTTCCATCTGTTCAATATGAACTTCACGCATATCTTTTGATGTTAATACAGTATGAAGGTCAGCCCAACGACTTCTTACTGCATACTCTGTTGCACGTGGAGAGTGCGAAAAATCATGTGCAGGTTCTTCTGGGATGATAGAACCATCCCTTTTTTGCTTCCATTTATAATTTTCAAAGTCTTTTATGATATTCGTAGATCGTTCGGTGATGTGAATATTAAATGCTTGTAATGCTTCAATACCAAAGATTACACTTCCCTTTAGTTTCTCGACTGCATGTATATTCCATCCTGAATTAAATATAACTTGTATGCTCTCTGGATCTTCAGAGTCTGCCCATATTTCTGTAGCCCTGTTGTCAATTAAATTTGGAAGCATTTTAATAAAATCTTCTCTTGTGAGTTGACGTTCGTATAGTGTTTCGTCTAAGTATAAATCCTTCCCTATACGTCCAATACGCACTAATGCTTTCGGGTCAGTATAACCAAAATCTAATCCATAAAGTTCTTCACGACATACGGGAAACTCACCCTTGAATACATTCCAATTTTCATATACTAATCCCTCAAGTTTGACTGGAAGACCTAAAGCAATCTTATCGTACTTCCGGGGATCTTCAATCTTTAATCGTTCAAACCTTTGAATATCAGCTGCTGATAAAAATTTATTATCTTGAAATGTGGTATGTAAATGGTAAATATCAGGACGTTCTTTGAATTGCCCGTTTGCGTAGAAAAAGTATTCTTCTGTCCAATTGCCGAGTTTACGATTGAATGAAAGAATGATACGCTTAATCCCTTGCCCTCGGATTGTAAAGAGGAGAGTCTCAAAATCTTCTAATGAAATCTCTGTTGCTTCTTCAATCCAGACAACATCAATATTTGCAATAGATTTGATCTTCTCAGCCTCATCGAATCCCATACAAAGGTACTCAGAGCCATTCAAAACTTTTATCGTGAGCATCGAAGAGATAAAATTAAAGAAGTCTCGAAGTTTCCATTTATTCACATAATCTTGAATAAGTTTATATGAAGAGTTTCGGATTGACTTCTCAACTTTACGCATTAAAAGGACGCGCTTTTTTGTTGAGTATGTTAATGTAAGAAGAAATTGTGCTATTGCATCAGACTTTCCAGATGCACGACCGCCTTCATGAACAATCAATGACTTACATGTTTCCTCTTCCCTCGAAATAAAAGGAACGAAAACATCGTTCAATACCTCGTTGCGTATGTCAAGCGCGGGTAATTGATTTGCCATCGATTATAAGTATTCCAGCTTCTAATGCCTTGTTCCCACTCGTGACATCAACAGGAATAAGTTTAGAGAATAATTTATAAAATTCTGTTTGATTGGTTTTCGCCCATCGCGCAAGCTCTTTTGCACCGCCAAGTTCATCGAATGCAATTTGAAATGCTTCTTTTGCGGAGGCGGTAAACTTATTCACGGATCCCTTCGTTCTTCCACCGCCCTTGCCATATTTTCCGTGTCCCTTAGGTGCTGGCATAAATATCGAAACTTTGTTTATTTTTCATCCTTTTATAATTCCCAATTCCACTCGTTCTGCTTTTCTACTCGGAATCCTACCAAGCAAGCGATCAAATTGAACCTCTTTATAAATAAAAAAGCAGACTTGCGTTCCGCCGCTGGTCTGCTTACAGTCACTGCCTATGTGAAAAGTAGGTTTTCACTATAGACAAGAAACACTTTTTTATGAGTATGTCAAGTGTTAATTTTTCATTTTATTTTCTCCG